ACAGTCCATGCAACATCCCCCGAACGCGGTTACGGCGGCGTCCTTCAGGGCGGTGTACCTCGCTTGTCGGTAGTGTGGCTGGCACATCCCCCACCCACCCTTGGCGCCCGTTTCGCCACCGCACACAGAGCACAGATCGTCGCGCTTCCTTGCCCGAACGGGAGCGTCGAGGGGAAGCCCCTTCCGAACCCGAATGTAGTGCGCGTTGCAGAAGCCCTTTGAGTACACGGGCCTGTTGCACCCGTCCACCGAACATTCGCAACCCCTCGTGTTCGCCGGTGGAATATAGGTGTCCGCGGCTCTCCGGCGCTGCACAAGAAACGCTTCCGACATCGCCGCGTAAAGCTGGGGCGCCGTTACGTGAATGACTTTTTTTCTGTGAGGCATCTACGTATTGTAGCACCACAGTTGGGTCGTCAACGTAGCCGCCTTCATGGCCGATCAGTCGATCAAAGGCTGTGTCAAAGTCCATCACTTGAATCCGTTTCGAGCAAAGTCCAGCAGAAGATACCCCATGCCGGCCAGCGCCGACCAGATCAGGCTGCTAAGCGACTTCTCAATGATGGCCTGCCTCAGCTTGATCGACTGTTGTTGCTTGACGATCGCCAGACGGACCCACTGCTGTTCGTCGCCGCTCAGGCAGGTGTCGGATTCTTTGATTGCCGCCGCGACCTCGGCAGCAAATTCGGCGCGCTCTTCTGGTGACATTTGGATTCCTTAAAGCTGGTAGTAGTTGCCGTCTCTCGCCCGGACGAACCCGATCAAACGATTTGACCCAAGGCCGGTGCGCGTCAGATTCGCGCCGGTTTTGGTGCGAATGTTGCCGGTGCTGTTGACCAGCGTGATCTCTGCGCCGCCGGTCGGCATCAGCAGAAAAAACGGCGACCCGACCAGCCCATCGACCAGGTTTGTGATCGTGACGGCAGACCCGACCGCATCGAACACGATCAACTGGTTAAGTCCGCAATTCAGGTTATCGGCCGGCACAGCATTCCCCGGAGCTTGCCCGAGGATCGCCCCGACAGCGCCGTCCTGGTGCATTCGGAGGGAATTTTCCCGGCCGTACACCAGGACCCCCGACGGGGTCCGGTAACTGGTCGCGGGCTGAGTCTTGCGCTGAGGTAGCATCAGCACCCCCTCGCCGCCGTGGGCTGCAAAATCCAGTCCGTCGCCACCCACGTCAACAAGGCTCAGGTTGGTGAAAGTGCCGTGGTAGTGCTTGAACCGGGTCGCCCGATTGTCGCTGCCGCCGCCAGCCGTCACCAGCAAACTGTTGCCGACGTTTGCCGTTGGCACGGTCCCATTGAGGATCGAGCCGCTTGTCTGGAATGCGCGAATGTTGAGCTTGCAGGAGTCAACGCCAGTGCCGAAATGAACGGACCCACCGTTGCAGCCTCTGATCACGGTGTCGATCGAATAGCCAATGCAAACCCCGGTGCCACCGGTGAACCGAATGCCTACAGACGAACTGGCGCCGGCAGCAAAAATCTCGCCACCATAGATCTCGCACTCGCCATTACGGATCAGTACCTGATTGACGCTGGCGCCCTCAAACGTGGAATTGGACAGCTTGGTCGGCCCGTCCATGACGATCGCGTTCGCGGAGGTATTCCCCCATGCGTGAAGCTGATCGATATACTGAGGATTCGCCTTCGACGTGATCCAGACGTTCGGCTTGTCAACAGACACGTCCGCCATGTTGTTGCTGAAGCTGATGACCGACGACCAATACGAGTCGTGCGGCCCGGCCCATCGAATGCCAGACAGCCCACACTGATAGACCTTGACGTCGGAAAAGAACGCTTCGATGAACCCGTCGTCATATCCCGAGTCAGGGACCGTGCCCGGTGTCGCCCACTCTGACTTGATGCCGACCCCGCCAAAATTGCGAACATGCAGGTCGTTGAAAACGTGCCCGTATCCAAAAATCTGGATGCCGTCCTGAGCCGCAGTGCCAGCCGGAATTCCGGCGCTCAGCGTGCCCTCCAAGGTCATGCCCGAGATCTCGACGCGCCGCACACCACCCGTGTTGTTTGTGCCCGCCAGCGTTGCGTAGTTGGCGCTCTGAAGCAGAGGTGCTGACAGGTTCGTCTGTCGGATGCGAACAACCCCGCTGCCCGCGCCCCGCAGTGATTGCTTGCTCCTGAAAACAAGCGTCCCACTGATCAGGTAAAAACCCTCCGGCACTTCAACGGACAAGCTCGCGTCGAGCGCCGCCTGAAATGCTGTCGTGTCGTCGGCCACGCCGTTGCCGATTGCGCCGAAATCCTTGACGCTTACGGTTTCTCGCAGCTTGGTCTGAACCGTTGTCGGGACCGCGCCGGATCCTGCCGGGGTGTACTGCAGGCTTGCTGCGGTCGGCGACCCGAGCACCAGAGTCGATGCCTCCAGATTTTCCAGCGCGTTGCCGGCCGGGTTCCAGCCGATGACCTTGTTCGGCGATGGTTTCGGAAGCGCGGTCGAAACGCCGGCCACAGTGGGCGAAATGGTCAGCGATCGGCTCATCTCTTCGGCCGCCTGCTGCGCCTGCATTGTCAGCTTGTCAAGCGCGCGCTCGTGCGACTCGGCAGGAAACGCGTCATTTTGGACGTAGTCGGCCTCCTGCGTCAGCGGCACCGACCGAATGATCGTGAGCTTTTCGCCGGCCAGCAATGGCGAGCTTAGCGTGACCGTACCGGACGCGGCGCCAGCCCCCGTGACTGTGTACTGCGAGGTCAGCGTCAGCGTGACATCGACGTCATCCACGCCGGTTCGAATCACCTGCAGGTGCGAGTTCTCAAGGAAACGAAACGCAACCGTGAACGGGCCGGTCGTGCCAGCGCCCGCGTAGGGACCAGACTTTGCAGTGCTTGCCGTGACGGTCATGAGCGGCCTCGGAAATTGACTGCGCGAATTCTATCAACCGCGCGGTGTTTGCACCACAAAAAAGACGTGGCGATTCCGAGGCATTCTACCTGACTACGGCCGTAGGCGGCATGTAGTAGGTCTGACCATTCTCGCGCTCAGCACGCTTCTCCATTCGGCGCAGGAAGCCCGGATTCATTGCCTCTTGGAGCTTGTACAGCACCAGGTAATTAAGGGCTGATCTCACATAAAAAAGGCTCATAAATGGGGTGTTCTGCAGTGCCGCATTAAATGCGGTGGCGGCCACGTCGTCGCCGGTTCGAATCCGCGTCCACAGGTCAGCCACGGTATCGACCATATTCGCAACCGGGCCGGCCAGCGAGCCGGTCAGCGTGCCGCCCATGCGGTTGTACTTGCCGAACAGGAAGTCGCCATAGATGCCCAAGCCGCCGCCCTGCACGAACGCCGCCGCCCAGGTTCGAGGATCGTCAACCGGCCGCGGGTTCTTGCCGAGCAGCAGATCCTTGATGCTCATGGCCGCATAGCCCATGGCCGTCGAGAGTGCGATGAATGCCGCGAGCCCGACCATATCTCCCTTGCCGTTCTTCATGTAGTCGCTGATCGTGTCGTAGCCCCGGCCGTAGACCTCGCGGCCAAGCGTGGACTGGATCAGCGCGACAGGGAACGACTTGAACTGACCGATGAATCGCAGAAGCTCGCCGGGCACCGTGCCGGGCTGAGTGCCGCGAAGCATGAACGCCCTGGTGCGGGCACCCGGCTCGATCACGGCGTGATGCATGCGATCGATCGTCATGGTTCGCAAAGCAGACGACAGGTCGTCAAGGAGATTGGCCACAGACGCGTCCGACACGGTCCGCCCGACACTGACAATGTAGTTCTCGAGCGCGGCCCGCGGCACGGTACGCAACGCGTCGGGCGTCATGTACTCGCGGCCGTCTGCCTCCTGCATGGTCGCGATTCGCAAAACGTCCCACTTGCCAGCGTCGATGTTGTACAGGCCAAGCATGTCGCGCAGGGCATCCGGCAGCTTGTCGAATGACTGATGGGCGTTGGTCGCCAGGTAATGCGAGTGCGTGAGCGCATAGCCGTCGCGCAGACTTTCGGTCCACCAGGTCAGGCCATTGAGCTTGAAGAACATCTGCATTGCCGCCGACATCTTGCCGCCCAGCAGGTCCGGCGAATCGAAGCGGGCAAAGACCGACCCCAGCGTTGACTCGTGGAAAACGCCCAGCGATGACAGGATCTGCTGTTTTTCGCCCTTGGCACGCCCCTGCGTCAGCGCGCCGATGCCGTCGAGCACGCCGGTGAACAGATTCTGATTCTGGCCAAAGCGCATCTCTGCCGCGTAGTTGGCCAAGTCGGTGACCGATGAGATCAGCGCGCCGCCCAGCTTTGCCATCGCCTGCCAGGCCCGGATAAACGAACTGATGCGGGCCGCCGTGACATTGCCCGGGATGTTGACCGAGCCATCCACCTGCGCCAGCAAGTTGTCCAACTCCTTGCGTTTCTGCAGGAACTTCGAGCGCCGCTCAGGGTCGCCTCGAAGCGAGTCGGCGTACTCATCAAACAGCCGCCTGACCGTCGCCTCGGGGTTGGTGCCAAGGATCTTGAGCAGGCCCGCAGACTGGCCGGCCTGGTCGAGCCCCTGCAGCACAGACTCAGCCACTCGGCCCTGCCCGAACTTTTCGTTGTACTCGAACGACGCGTTGCCATCCTTGAAGTACAGCACCCGCGAAACGGATTCGCGCCGCGCCAGGCTCGAACCCCGACCAAGCGCAGCAATGTCGTCCTCGCTGGCGATCGTCTTCATATGCGAGCCGGTCGCAAAGTCGTCGTAGACCCGGGTCAAAAAGTCGTCCGCAGTGCCGTCAAAGTCGCGCATAGACCGCTCCAGGTCCAACCGCGGCAGCGTGAACTCCTTGTAGGCCTTCTCGCCAGCATCGCGGATCTTGAGCATGTCGTGCGACTGCCGGGTGATGTAGCCTTGCAGGTCGCGAATCCACGCGCCAAAGCGATTGCGGGTATTGCGCGCGTCAGTCTGGTATTTGTGGACCACCTCGGCGATCTTGACGGCCTCGGGCGCCAGCTTGGAGTTATCTCCACCCTTGCCGATGTTCCAAAGCGCAATCGAGATGTCGCGGTCAAACGCGCCGGACGTGAACTGACGCATCAGGTCTTGCTTTTCCAGGTCGGCAATCAGGCCGCCCAACCACTCGCCGCGGAATCCCTTCTGCTCGGCGTCGACCGAGATCCGGCCGCCGGCCCGCTTGCGCTCAGTGCCCACCAGCAGGCCTCGAAAGCCTTCGAAGTCAAGCCCGGCCTCGCGGAACTGGTTGACGTATGCCGTGGCCTTCAGGCGCACGTGCATGTTGAGCGCCGCGTTTCGCTTCTCGATGACGGCGGCCATCTCAAGGTTGTTGGCCAGCATGTCAGCCGCGCGCATAGCATCAGCCTGCAGGCCGGCCGCCACGTCCTCGGAAGCCATGGCCTCGCGTGCCGTGCGCGCAACCCCGCGAAGGCCCTTGACCTGGCGCCGCAACTGGTCGAGCAGGTCGGTGATTTCGGCCGGCGAGATGTCAGGCAGGGCAGCACGCATGGCCTCGGTGGCCTGCGCGTCGTTGTCGAGCTTATCGGCGGCAGCGCGGAGCACTGATGCATAGGACTTCGCGCGCTTGACCGCGTCGTCGTAGGGCTTGAGTTCGTCAGCCGGCTTGGCGGGCTCCGGGGTTTCGCCGCGCGAGTAGCGAAAGCCGGGCTGAGCCGCGCCAGCGTCTGCCGCACCGGCGTCGTCCATGGCGATATCGACGGTATCAATGTCGAGGGTGTCAAACCCTTCCATGAACGCCTCGCGCGTGCCTCCACTGCGAGCGCCAAACTTGTTGCCCTCTTGGGTATCAATTCTGGCGAGAAGTGATTCTGGCACCGCTCGAATGCCTTGTGGGTTGAGCACAATCTTGTAGGACGACTGCACGTCCTGAAGCTCGACAAACAGAATTCCCTCAGCACTGGCAATAGACGCATCTGACTTGCCGGGGTACTGCTTGCGAAGCGCGTAAAGCTGATCTTCAGACACGGTCTTTGTACCGCGCACCACCACCGGCACGGCCCCGGCGTCGTCAGCAAGCTCGCCGACGCGAACCTCATTCATCCACGAGGTCGGGCTTGTTGCGTCCTCGACAGCTTCAGGCTTGTACGGGTTGATGAGCACGCCCTCGATGCCGTTCTCGGGGAAAGGCATTACCTGGAGCCCGGCCGCCGGCCCGTCGGGCGCAGGCATGTAAAAGACGATCGGCCGCCCGGTAGCCGAGTCGGCCATCAGCGAGTTGCCCGCCCACGTCGAAAGCTCGTCTATTGCCGCCTGCTCATTTGAAATTTGATTTTCGTCGCGGGCATAGCGAATGTCGGGATTGTTCGGATCAAACGTGCCGCGGTTGCCGGTGGCGCTTTTAATCTGCTCGGAGTTAAAGACGACGTAAGAATCGCCCGGCCCCTCAGCCTTATTTTTGTAGACCAGGCCATCGTACCCTTCATCAATCGCCTGTTGGGCAAGGCGCTCCCACCTAGCGTTATCGTTTCGCGCAGAAACGGGCCGGTCTTGGACGCGCTTGAGGTTGCTGATTTTCAGGTAGACGGGATAGACGGCACCATCTGCGCCAGCACGCGAACTGGCCTGTTCCAGCGTTCCAAAATGCGCGACAAACCCAAACTCTGTTATGCCTTTTGGACCAGGCGCGCTGTAGACGTTTTCCGTGCTGCTTCCGTGATACACCACCAGCGGCTCGCCGTTAGCATCAACCACCTTGCTGTCACCAAACCACCGCTTGAATGCCGCCGTCGCTGTCTGTGCCCGAGCATAAGCCCCAGACAGCACGCCGACATCCTCACCCTTGGCCGCATGGTGCAGCGCCGACATTGCCATGGCCCTGAAGTCGGCCTCGGTCAGCGTCATGCGTTCGCGCGCGAACTCAAATGTCCGAAAAGCCCAAGCTCGCACCGCCGCAATGATTCGCTGCACGATCGGAAGCTCGGGCGAGTTCTGCACAAGGTAGGCCAACTGCTCCTCGCGCACCAGGCCAGCAGGAGTGTCAGCGGGCACTGCAGTTCGAGCCGCCTTCGCCCATGACTCACCCCGGGCAATGGCTCCGTCAAGCTCAGACAGAACCGACTGGAAAACGTCAGCGCCCAGCATGCGCTCCATACCGACGTGAACGCCGACCTCGTGAAGCACCATACCTCTGGCCTCTGCCATGCCGACGTTCTGCGCCACAATGTAGACCGTGCCGTCAGGAGCGGTCGCACCCTTTACGTCACCCGGGTGCGGCCCGCCCGGGATGTCTGCCGGGGTGGCAACAATGCGGATGGCACCGGCATCCAGCAGGCGCACCGTGTCCCCGCCAAAAGATTCGGCCAGGGCAACGGTCAGGCGATCGACGTCTTCTGATCTTGTGGCGCCCCGGCTGTACTGAACGCCTTCTCCAGGCTGTCCAGTGCCTCGTTTTGCGTCTGTGCCCGCGCTTCCAATATCCCCAGATTGTTCATTGCCTGCTTGATCTCCGCGTCCGAACTCGGATCGGATGCGGGCGATTTCATCTGCTTTTGCGTTGATGTAGGTTTCATAGCTTGCTGGCTTGTCGCCTTTCCTGATCTGGTTATAGGCCCATAGTGCGGCCTGCACGTCACGGGGTTTCCACCCAAGTTCTTGAGCAATGGCTCGAATCCTGACCTTGCCAGCTTCTACTTGTGCTGCAGTCGGGCTCTTAACTCCGAAAAACAACTCGGCAATGTGTCGGTCAACAGCAATGCCACCATCTTCTCCCTCGTTAGCCTTGCCGTACTCCGAGATTTTCTGGCCAGAAAGCGCAACATCATTCTTGATGCGATCAAGATTCTTGATGACCGCCGGCAGGTATCCGGTAAATTCTTGGCCAGACAGAAGCTGCCGATATGCCTTGATTGCCAACGTGACGTTGCCCGCCACGCCGGTAGCTTGAGACGTAGCCGACAGCATCTTTTTAAAGAGATCTGCGTCAACACCAAAAACACGCTGCAGGTCACTCTGATATCGGTCATACCAATCGCGCCATGACTTTGCCGAGTTTGCAGCATCAACTAACTCTTTGACCGAAAGCCGAATGTCGGTGCTGGCCTTCCTGGCGTACTTAAAACCACCACCCATTACGCCCATCAGGGCGCGAGCAAAGGACCGATCGTCGTTTGTCAGCCCGAGATTTCGGAGTTCGTTGTCGGAGAGATTTGCGACAGACTCGACTGCCGCTCGAATGCCGGATGGGTTAGATCCTCGGTTGCCAGTTGCATCAACCCCTGCAGTTCCGCCTTGCTTGGCGCCCCCTCTCGATCCAGCCGCTTGCTCACCAGCGCCAAGAAGTTGGTCAGCGATCGACGTGGCATCGCTTTCAAATCGGCCTCCGAGAAGGCCAGCAATGCCGTCTTTAAGGTATCTGGCCGCTGCATTGCTTCGATTGCCATTTGTAAACTCCAGTGTCACAAGGGGCGGAAGGCCGCTGACATTTAGATCAAAACCCGGGGTCGTCTGTTGCCAGAATTGTACCGCATCGTTGAGATTTTTGCCACTTATTTGAGCCTTGGGCATGGCCCGCTCAGACGTCACGTCAAAGCCCATCGATCGGTACAGTTCGACCAAGTACCCTTCAGGAAAGGCATCGCTGCGAACAGCAGAAACTTCGACGTGGGTGACGCCCTCCTCAATTGCCTTGGCGATAACGGCCGGCGACATGCCGCGAGCGCCCTGCTCGTTGTTGACCAGTGCGGTCAACCGAACTTGGTCGCCTACCGTCTCAAGGGCAAAGTAGATTTTGGCATCGGCAAGCTGATACAGGCGCAGCGTTCCTGCCTTGATGCCAGCTTTGACGGCGGCCGCATCGAATTGCGGCAAGGTAGCCGCCGCCGGAGACTCTGCAATGGCGTCAATAAATGCCTGGGGCGAAATGCCGCCTTCATTGACGGCGGCGCCAGAAGAGCGCCATTTATTAGCCGCAAGGTCGGCTGCCAGCCTGGCCTGCAGCGGGCTGTCGATGTTTGACTGCTTGAGGTCGCCAATGCGGCTGATTAGTTCTTCTGTGACCTCGACAACCGGCTTGGCAAGCTCAAAGGCCCGACGGGTATTTGGCTGAAATTGCTCTGGCAAAACGGGCGGCTTTTTGCCGGCCGCTTGCGATTCAGCAGCCTTGGCCGGGTATTCCTGTGCATAGCGCGCCATGGCAGTAGCGCGTGCTTGATCCAGCCAGTCTTTGTAAAGCAACTCATAGTTCAACGGCACGTCGAGCTTACCAAGCACCCTGCCCTTAATTCCAAGCGGGTAGTCAGGGTGCGGCAGCGTACCGCCCTCCCCCAGGTTTACCATCGGATTTTCTTGGTCAACCTCGACCACCAGCACTCCGTCTCCCCAACGGTTACCGGCAAAACCAGGCTCTCGGGTGGCATCAAGGATTTTGGAAAGCGGCGGCGCGCCAAGATCCTGCGCGCCTTTGTTCCCCAGTACAGTCAGCAGGCGCTTGCGGCCCTCAAACGACAGGCCGTCGATGTAGGCTGCCAGAGTGTCTGCGTTATCCATCCCGGGAAAGCGCGCCATTGCATCAGCCACATTGGCATCTGCGTCCCCAGCCGATCGAACCATGTCGGTAATGGCCTGTGCATTTTTCTTGGTAATCCTGCGATCTCGAACGTAGGCCTCCAGCGTGCCAAAAAAGGCATTGCTGACCGTGGTGTTGGACTGATGCATGTCGGCATCGCCAAGCACCACCAGCATGTAATTGGCTCCCTCTTTGAGCTTGGCTGCCTTTTGACTGGTCACGCCCTTGCCGCGGTTTGCCCACACCACGCCGGCCTGCATGTTTGACGCGCGAAGCGGAAACAGCGGCCCGCCCAGCAGCGGAACCGAAATGTTCAGCTTAGATCCATCAATGCCGGTAAACAGAGCGCCGGCCGCGGTGCGATCTGCAATGGTCGGAAACAACTTCATGCCAACCAGGTCGCGAAGGGTAATCCTGGGAATCCGGTCGTCATTGACCAAGGTGTCAACGTCTGCAGCGACGACGTCTTTCCCGCCCGCTGCCTCTACTGCCGATTTGGTTTCGTCAACCTGAACGGACTGCGTGTCCTTTTTCTGGCCACGCGAATACTTGAACGCCTGGTCGCCCGCCTTGACCGTGTCGGCCAGCAGCGTCTGAGCCTCTCCCAGCGCCGCCTCGGCATCCTTGACGCCGTCCCATTTCGGCGCGGCATCGAGCCGGGCCTGCACGGCGGCTGACGCGTCAAAGTTCGCCAGCGCGACTTGCTCGGGCTCAAAGTTGCGCTCAGCAGACGCCACGACATCAGCCCGGGTCGCAGTGCCCACCGAGTCGTCCATGCCGACAATGGCGTCCACGTCGACCATACGGCCGTCCACGGACTGCGCGACGGCAGAGCGCAGGGCAGCCTCCCGGGTTTCGGGCGCAACCCGGGAAATCAGCACGGATGCTGGCACTTCCTTGGGATTTAGCGCGGCAACGGTCGTATAGTCACCGCTTTCGCCAACTTGGTTAAAACGCACAACATTGATTCCGGCATCGCGCAGCGTAGCGACGGCCTCTGGGTCGCGCAAAATCTTGTAGACATCCATCTCTTCGTCAGAGTTTGTGCGGATATTGAACAAGACCTTGTCAATTAAATCTTCACCAACCTGATCGGCTATTCTCGCTGTAACGTCCTCAATTCTGGCAACACCAGGAAGATCAGTCAGGTCTAATGTTCGACCGCCAACTTCTGGGAAACCTAGCAGTTGACCATCAGTGCCTGCGTATTGTTCTGCTGCGCCCCGGTCGGGCGTCATAAACAGAACGCCCATCTCGTTGAACTGGCCTTGATTGCGAACTCCACGAAACAACACGGGGTCAGCAGGCTTGTCGATTATCCGCTCTGCCGCGATCTCAGGCATGCCGGCGCGCCCAGCGGTGTCGTTGTAGCCGGCCGCCCGGCGCATCTCAGGAGAGTACGTCTCAAGAATCCGCTGAATATCTCTCGGACCAAGCCGGTCCTTTACTTCATCAAAGGCCTGGACCAACTGAATGTCGTCGTTCGACAGTCCGCGAAAGCGATCGAACTCTTGCGTTCTGCCCGTCAGGCGCCGAAAGCCCTCCAGGCCAGCCCCGGCGCCCACATTGACGCTGGCGCCAAACGCCGCACCAAACGCGATGTTGGCCATCGAATCGAGTGCACCGTAGTCGTCGCCAAGCTCGTTGCGAATGAAGGAGTACGGAGCCTCAAGCGCCACAGTCGAGATGGCCGCATCAGCGCCGCCAATGACAGCACGAGACAGCGATCGGGTTGCAAGCGACTCGGATACCAGGCCGGCACGCGCGCCGTTCAGGATCGACAGCGATCGGGTCCACGGCACAAATGCCGTCGCCAGATTGATCGGGTCAACAATGCCGGCGCCGAACATGCCGATGCCACGCAAGGGCGAACTGATGTCCCAGGGCGTGCGCTCGCGAACGTCCTTGATCGCAGCCATCTCGCGCTGGCGCTCAAGCAGGAGGTCAAGCTGCGTGCGGGTGTACTGGCCGTCAGCTACCGACGCGCCAAACTTGACGCCGGACTTCTTGATTGCGTCGGCCGCGTCAATCGCGCTGAGCTTGGGCTCGTTGCCGCCGCCCAAGCGCGAGCGCGCGTAATCCAGCCCGGCCGGCCCGTAGGACTCAAGCCAAGCCTCGCGAACCGCCGCGTTCATCTTGCTCGACCACGAGGGCTCGAAATCTTGCAGCGAAAAGGATGAGGTGCCTGCGTCGTCTTGACTAAGGTAAAGCGGCATCACTTAGCTCCGGCTGCGGATTCGTTCTGACGAAACCGCTCATCTATCAATTCACGCTGCCGGCGGGCGGCCTCAACGCGTCTTTCGCGTCCACGAGAACCCTGAGATGCAGCGGCCTGAGATGCGGCATTTGCGGCCTCAAGTTGCTCCCAAGTGTACGACACGCCTGTGCCGCCACGAGTAACGCGATATCGCGTCCCGTTGTTCCCCATCGCCCACAACTCAACCCCGCTGTCGTCTTGCCGGGTATACCACTGAGGACGGGCCCTGACGGTTGCCTGCCATTCTGCGGCAGCCTCGGCCGGATTTCGCATGCCAGCGGCATCGCGTGGAACATCAATGCCAACCAAGTCGGACGCCAACAACCGCTTGGCGCCCATCATCGACTTTGATGGGTCGACGCCTTTCGGAAATCGCGTGGCGCCATCAAAAGTGTACTGGCCAAGCAACATAACCCGCGCCTGCTCGGCGGCCTCGGTCGGTTTGGAGCCGTTTTGCATAAATTGATACGCGAGCTTTCGCAGCGTGGTCTCGTAGGCATTGACCGTGCCGGCCGCCTGCGATGTCATCAGCGGGATCGTCTTGGAAAAATCAGACAGGGTGGCCGTCACCGCCTCCTTGACCGCCTTCTGGCCGGCTGCGTCAATGCCCTGCACCAAGTCGGCCTCCTTCACGCGAGCCAATCGAGACACCGCTTCACGCGCGGTCTGGCCGGGCAGATTCGGAATGATCAGCAACTCGCCGGCGATCTTGTTGTCGCGCACCAACTGTTCGAACACGCGAGGAAAGTACGACCCGTACTCTGACTCAAGCCCGCCGATCAAATTTGCGGAATCCTCAGGCCGAGTCGCCTTCATTGCGCGCATAGCGATCGCATCGGCCTGGCTAGGAGTGAGCACCTGCGGGCTTGCAATCCCCAGGCGCTGCTGCTCGGCCAGGCTGTCTCGAACGAACCGCTGCGTCATCGCCGACCGCGCGTCGGGCGTCAGCGCCGGGTCAGTCAGTGCAGACTGCTGAACGCGCAAGGATTCGCTGTTGCGAATTGCGTAGCCCGCCGGGTCGTCAGCGCGCTGCTTGAGCACGGCCTGGGCGGCCTGCACCCTTACCCGCTGGCGCTCATCGGCAGCCGCGTAGCCGGGCCCTGCTGGCGGCGCAGACCGCTCAATCGTTGCCATGATCTCAGCCCCTGACTGCGCCTTGAACCCGTTAATGTCAGCAGCCATCAATCGAGACTTCTGGTACTCCGAATACATGCTCGGGCCATTCATGCCATAGGCGCGATCAAAGGCCGCCGCGGGGATGGGTTGCGGATCTTGGATGCCGTCCCTGTGCATGGCCGTTGCATCGCGCACCATGCCGTCAACCTGCCCCTTGAACGCCGCGTCGTTTTGCCTGAGGCGAGTCTCGGCCATAGACCGCATCGCTTCCTGTTGTTCCCAGTCTATGTTCTTGAAGGTAGCCGGCGCCGTGTCGAGCAAAGCAGAACGGCCGACCGGCGAGTCGGGCGAAACGGTGGCACCGGGCACGGTCCCGGCATCGCGCTCGTACTTGGCCAGGCGGTTCATCCAAGCCGACCTGAACCGCTTGTTGGCCGGGTCTTGCAACAGCATCTCGTAGTGCGCGCGACGAAGCGCGTTGAACTTCACCGGGTCGCCACCCGAGGCCTCAATCCACTTCTGAGCGTTGGCCGGGCCTTGATTGACCGCCGCATCCATGGCCGTGCCCTGCAGCGCCGGCGGCAGTGTGTCGCCCTTGATCTTGTCCCAGTACCGCTCCTTGTAGATCTTGCCCGCGCCTTCCTTGGTCAAGCTCTTGACATCAATATCCGGGTTCGCTTTCTGGTTAATCCCAAAGTTGACCGGCGCGCCCGTGTTGCCATCGGACGCAGAGTAGCCCCCCTCCTCGGCAAAGATCCGTGGCATGACCGACGCAAACCCGCCGCCCGCCGAGGTGGTGACCGCCGCCGCCGCCGCACCAGCACCAAACCGCGCCGCATACCAGCCAGCCGGGTCGCGCTGCATCTGGCCACGCTCGACGGCCAGACTCAATTGGCGCTTGTAGCCGGCGGCCGTCTTGACCTTCTCGGCCTCGCTCAGGTCTGATCGCGCAAGCAGGGGCTCCATCCGCCGCCTGTAGACCTCATCAAAGCGCGTCGGATCGTTGAATACCGTGTTCTCATCGGCCTGCTGGCCAGCATCAGAATCGGCGTTGAGCTTGGCCGTCGTTGACTTTTCCTGAAACGAGAACGCAGTCGTCTGCAACCGCGACTTCATGCCGGCGGCGCTTTGCTGGAAATACTTCCTCGACGCGTCGGTCGGCAGCTTGGCGGTCGAATCAGCAACCCACTTGTCGAAGTCGGTGCCGATCGCCTCGCGCATGTCCGGATCGCCGACCTTCCAGGCCTTCATGCGCCGAGTGGCATCTTCCTGCCAGTACACATCGCCCTGCGACAGCACGTTTGAGACATCGACAGCCGCCGCATTCTCGACGGCCTTCTTTGCTTCAGCCGCAGCAATCTCAGCGTTCCTGGCCGCCACGCGAGCGTCGTAGAACTCCTGTTCGCCGATTGCCGAGCCCACACTGCCAACGGCCTGCCCGAGGCCCACCAGCGCCGCGGCAGCGGGGTCGTTGGGCGATACGCTGCTTGAAGCGCCAGGCGCCGACTGAGTGCCGCCGGCGAGCGCCTGACGCTGATAGACCGGAATTGCGCGAACCATCAGCCAACCCTCCCTGACACGCCAGTCTTGGCCGCGTTGATTTTGGCCGCCGTGCCGTAGTAGCTGGTGCCAGCGCCCAGCATGGACGACGCCGCGTTGAGATACGAAGCAGTGACCGCGCGCCGGCCTCGATCGCGCGACACCTGCGCGCCAGACCGCTGAATTGCAGCAGCGTCTCTCAAGCCCGCCGCCTTCAAGTCGGCGTCATACCGGATCGCCATGGCGTCTTCTTCGATGCCAAAGATCGACTCGCGCAACAGGTCGGCATTCAGGCCAGCGCCGGCTTGCGCGCTTGACGCAAGCTGCTGGCCGATCGCCGCGCGACCCTGGCGCCGGATCTGCTCTTCTTTGACGCCGGCAGCCGCATAGGTCTGGCCGGTCTGGATCTCGGCCATCTTGGCGTTGTACTCGGCCATGTTGGCCTCAGACCGCGCGGCCGCGTTGGCTTGCCGGCCTTGCTGAATCGCGCCGATTCCGCCAAGCACACCAGATGCAATAGCTAATGGACCCATTATGTGACCCTCGAAAATAGAAAGCATGCGCCGCCGTCGGGCCGAAACCCACGCATCGGGACGGGCGTCTCCAGAGTAAAGCCCAAGAGATCCAGCCAGCGCATCCCGGGCATAAAGCCCTCGTCAACCCACGCCTCAATTCTCCTGTATTTCGAGGCCTTTAGGAACCCCGCGGCGAGCCGGTGAATGCTGAGCATGTGCTGGCCGGCGTCCTTGGAAAGCAGCGACCAGGCCACGGCGCGATTTGGCCAGATCTCGGTCAGCCCGGCGCAGGCAATGACCCGATCGCCAGACAGCGCAGTAAAGGCCTGCCCGGACCGCTCAAGGCTGAGCGCGTACTCCCGGCTGGAAAGCTCGCCCGAGAAGTAGCTCTGCGCGTCCTGAAGCTCCAGAACGGACAGGTGAACGGCCCGCAGAGGAACGAGCCGAATCATCGCGCGTCATTGGTGACGATTTGGGGCATGATGGCCACCAGGACGGCATTCACCGGCTGGTCGATCTCGAACCCAACGTAAGCGTCCGTGTTGTACCCATCAGGCCAAGGCACCACCTTGTCCCCGGTGAACAGCGGGGTCGGCTGATCCATGGCCGCGGTCGCCGGGCGAAGCAGCAGACTGTCCATCGCGCCGCCATTGAGCGCGCCGTACTTGCCGCCGCCAGTGTGCAGCAGCCGCAGCACGCACTTGTGAATCCGCTTGGTCTTGCCCTGGCTCGTGCCATCCTGCGATCCAGCCTCAAGCCGCATCGATCGATACCGCGCCGGGCACGGCAGGCCAATCTGGGCTGTGGTGGCCGCGATCTGCAGGGCGATGGCGCCAGAGGTCACCACGACATTCGGGTGCGGCGCGCCGTTGACCAGCACGCTGACCGTCTGGCCCTCGAGGTGCGACAGGCCAGAGATTGTCGTGGCCGCCGCGCCGGTGTAGGTCAGGCCGGAGTCCACATAGAACTGCGAGGCCTGCGTATCGCCAGCGCGGTACGGGCGCTCGAGGTACTCGACGTAGCGCCTTGTCTGGCCATTGATGGTGCGCCTGACAACCAGCCAAAGCTCGGACCGATCGCCCTCGGCCGCGGGCATGACAGCGATCGACTCTACGATTCCAGCGCCGCCGATCGGGTGCCGGTGCCAGCCGCGCACGGCCTGCTCGTTGTTCCAGGTAAAACCCACCAGCGCACCATCAGCGCGAATGCACCAAACAACCTGATCGGGGTCGGGAGCAAAGGCCATCTGAGTGATGCCGGATGCCGTGATGTGCTCGGCCAGCACGGTGGTATCGCTTGACTTGTAACCGTCCGAACCAAAGTCGAACGACGCCTCTCGCGCCTTCAGGCCGGAACGCTGAACGAACAGCAGCGACTCAATGTTCTTGATCGGCGGAATTGCTCGAGATCCGAACGTCGAAATGACACGCGATCGCTTGTTGGCCGGGCCCAGCGGCTCGCCGTTGGTCAACTCGCCGATTGCAAACTCGCCGCCTGCCGTGCCGGCCACCAGGTCACGATCGCTGGCAAGCCACTGCACGTCGTTGATCTTGCCCGACACCAGCGCAACCGTGACCGCCATGTCGGCCGTCACCTGACCGTAGGTCTTGGGCGAGAAGTCGGTAAAGTCGGCGGACACCGAGCCCCACAATGTCTGGCCGCGCCCGAACCACAGCCGCTCGCGAAAAAAGGCCACGTTCGATGGCCATCCCTCAACCGCAGACCACTCGCCAAACGCCCACCGGGTAGTGGCCAGTCCGGACCCAACAACCTGCGACGGCAGCCGATCAACCACGGTCGCGGTGACCGTGGTCGCGCTGGTGAACCCGGTGATGAGCACGTAGCCATAGCCCGAGTCGCGGTACTGCCACTGCACGCCTGTGTGACCGTCAAACAGGGCGCCCTCGGTATGCGTCGGCCTGACGGTGCCGGTATGGTGCGAATTGAGCGCCTCGTAGGTCTTGCCGTCAGAACGACAGCGGTCGCCGGCTAACGTGGCTTTGCCGGCCTCCCAAGCAGGGATGGAATTAACGTCTCGCGCCTCAAGGTAAAACAGCGACCCGACGTGGCCAGCCTGAAAAATGTTGGCGCTGGCGATAAGCGTCACGCCAGCGCCGGTCTGAGCGGACGCATAGACAGTCGTCGCCGAGTCGTTTAGCGCCTTCCATGGCCCGCCCGTGACATCGTAAAGGCTGATCGTGAACGACGTGGCCGTGGTGCGCTTGAGCACGCGTGGCTGATAGCTTGAATGCGCCAGATACAGGAAGTCTCCGGACTGCACAAAGCGCAGCCGCGGGGTGCCGTCGGCGTTGTAAAGGTCGGCCACCGAATAGGGCGTGGCCACCTCAACCGGCACGCCAGGCGACGACTCCAGAATGCCGCGGACCTTGGTGATGGCATCCCAAGTGTAGAAGCGCACGTAGAAGTCGCCGAACTCCAGCATGTAGGCCTGGGTCACCGAGTATTCGAACGGGACCAGCAGCACCCTCTTGCTGTTGTCCTTGACCGCAGAGACGTAGCGCGTGCCGGCCCGGCGCTGGTTTGGCCCCTGCGTCGTCGGAATGAAGTTCTCAAGCAGCGATGCGCCGTTGGGATACTTGTCGAACCCCACGCGGCCGGCCAGCAACGGCGACATTTCGCCGGCGTTGAAGTTATCCAGAATAGGCGATGCCTTGCCCATCAGTCAGCTTCCTTCGAATCCAGGAACGAGCCCCACGGAAACTCTTCAGGCGGGTTCTCAAGCGCGTCCTGCCGGGCGGCCTCGGACAGCGCAAACTTGTAGGCCTGGGCTGCAGCGTCATGCTTTGTGCTTGATTGCGTCAGCGCCTCGCAGGCCTCCATCGCCAGCTTGCAAGCGAACACCTCGACGAACAGCGCGTCGAACAGCGCCGCGTTTTCGATCCGGGCCTTGTAGCGCACATTGAGAGGCGCCTCAAAGTCACACAGCAACCTGCCGCCCTCAATCGACCAGGGCGCCTTGCGGTCGCGCGGGCGCGAATAGAACTCGTTGACCTGCACCAGGCCGAGGTAGTCGTCAGGCAATGGGTACTGGTACTGGTAACCCCAAGCAGGAGCCTCGACCAGCGCCGACAAGCTCGTGCGCTTGATCGAGAACTTCCAGGTGTAGCGCCGGATCTCGGCATCGCGCACGTCGTAAAACATGCTGTTGATGACGCGCGCGGACTGCGTCTCATCGGAGAGCAGAAGGATGCGATCGGCGCCGAGCTTCGTCAGTGCGCGATTGGCAATAGTGACATCAGACGCCATGGTGAAGTCCTTTCGTTGCGCGATTCTATTCTAACGGCGACGGCGGCGGCGCAAATAAACCAGCAAGCCGCCCACCGCAGCGCCAATCCCCGAGAACCGCCAGGACCGCGGCAGAAACGACTTGGTCGAAAAACTGCTACGGTGAAACACCGACGCCTCGCCACGGATCAGCCTCAGACCCGTCGCCGATGACCGTGGCCGAATTCATCAACTGGACATCAACCGGCACTGGTGCGCCGCTCTCAAAGTTTGCCCGGACCGCAGCTGCGTTCTGCGCGGCCGTTGGCACGCTGCCGCCAGCGGTCACAACAGTCGATGCCGCCGACTGAATCAGAAGCGTCTGGACGCCAGCGGTGTAGGCAATGGGATCTCCACCGGGGCCTCCGATGAGATTGCCGCCGGCGATTCTGGCAACGTAATTGCCTGATGGGAACCGAAGCTGCCACGCCCCCAGTAGCTGGACGGTGAGGCCGACCTGTACTCCGGGTCCAAGGGAATTGAGTCCTGATCCTGCTGCAATGCGGTCATAGATAATCCCTTCGACAGATGCTTGTGCGAGCTTGCAGGCAGTGTACAGCGCCCCACAGTCAATATCGACCGCCCCCGCATCGGCGTCGATGCTTGAGGTGTCAAAATTGAACGTGAACGGGGCCGAGTAGTAACTCATCAGACATCGCTGTTGCGGCTTGCATTGACCGATGCGCCTGCGCTGGTCACGCTCAAGGCTGTGGTGAACGGGATGATCGGCGATGCACCAGAGCCCTGCCGAACGTCCACGCGAGCAGTGTAATTGCTCGCAAAAATGAACGTCACCGACTCTGCTGCCGCAGCCGCCTGCCGGTCGATCAGCGGAACGAACACGTCGTCGGCGGTGACGATATTGCTCGCCAGCCCCGGCGACAAACCGCTGAAAGTCTTTGTGCCCGCATTGAAGGACGAGTAGGTGTATCTAAGGCCCTTGATGCGAATAGCGCCCGACGCCGGCGTGTCGGTCTTGATTGACTCGACGACTTGAATCGAGGTCGCACCGCTCGACGCCGCCACCGGCGTGTATTCGTCTTTCAGGATGCCGCCAGATCCGTTGTCGCGAGTCACAAGCACCCGGTCGCCAGCAACCAGATTGCCGACCGCAATGCCAACAAGAGTCGGCGGGACTTGGCTCGTGCCGTCATGCGCGATCAGTTGATAACGTGTCGCCTCGGCAGGCAGCACGCCAGTGATAAACCACCCTCGCGCTACGAAAAATGTGCCGCCAGCAAACGTGCCAAACGGGGCAGCCGGAATCTCAGTATAGGCCGCATTCAGCACGCGGTAGCGCCAGCCAGGTACGCCGTTGACGGTAGCGGCCGAGTTCTCTCGTGCAAGGTACTGGAGATATTGATAGGCCTCCTGCAGCGTCGCGCCGCCGGTCAGAGTGATGGTTCCCTTGTACAACTTGCTGCCGTTGCCGTTGTTCAGATCCTGGTTGGTGTCGCCAACCGAGATGCTGACCTTGGTGGACAGCGCGCCAGCAGCGGCCTCGGACAGCACGATGTTCGAGTCGACCGCCGTTGAAAGAGCGGCGTTGCTCTCGCCACCGGCCGCAAGGTTCACATCGAAATGCGAGTAAGCCTGACCCCACTTCCGGCTGAACGCGGTCACATTGCCCGAATCGATCAGAGTGCCGCCCGTGCGAACCTTGACAAGGATCTGAACATGACCGTCAGACCAAAACTTCGTCAGCTTGTTGCCGCTTTGAACAACGTAAATCGGCGAGGCCGCAACGATGCCGCCGATGGTTTTGAGGCCGGAATACTGCACCGCAGCACTTGACTGCTTGATCGAGCCGAAATTGATGTACTGAGCAGCGTCGTCGTCGAGATTGTAGACAACCGCTCCCTCAGTCAGCAGGTTCAACCGGGAGGCCACAGCAACGTCTCGCGGGCCGTCCAGCTTCGACGGGTTCGGCGTCGTGATGGCGACCAAATCATTGCCGACCGCCGACTCATCATCGGACAAACCCTGCAGGAACTCGTGCAATTCCAGCACTGTGTAAACGGTTGCGCCGCTGGTGTGCCGAATGTCGCCGGTTGCAGAGATTGAAAAGTCAGCCGCGATTGGCATGGCAAAAGTTCCTTATTCGTCCGAAAGTTGCGCGGCGGTGATGGTGGCGTTTACGCCTGCTAGCGTCGTCGTCGTGCGCCACTGCTGATAAGCAGGCGACCCGCTCGCGTTTCGCAACACAATCTCGACAGGCACAGACCCCGACACCACATAGGGGTACGCGTAAGACGTTCCAGTGACCGCGTTGGCCAGCACCGCAAGTGTGTCGGTGCGCCGGATCAGGATGCGCGAGCCGGAGACAATGCCGTCAATCGTGAGCGTGGCAGACACGGCGTTATCCACCGTGATGTTCGGGCCGGAGTTCACGAAGGTCACGCCGGGCTGAAGCTGGACCGTCACCGCACCGCCGCTGGTGTTTGTGAGCGTCAGGGTGCCGTTGATTGTCGCGCCGCGAAGGTCATAGGTGCCCGCCGCCGTGAACCGCATCGTGGCGGTTTCGAGCTTGGGCGAATACACGCCCGTGGTGCCGCGAACAACAATGCCCTGAAGCGTGCAGGATGCTGCTGCGCTATTGGCAAAGGAGATCGTGCCGGTGGTCTTGAGGGCGCTGAATTTCGACCCGACCGCCAGAACGCTGCTCTTGATCGTGACCGTGTTCGTGCCGGTGTTGACTGCAAAGACGCTCGCAGCCGTCGCATCGACAACCACATTCAGCGCACCCAAGTCGAGTGTGGTGCCCGCCGCCGTGGCGACTTGAGTTGATGCCGTCGGGAAATTGACATTCGCGCTCTGGACGTTCCAGTATTTTGCCGCATCGTAAAAATTGTCTAGCGTAGCCACGCTCGCCAGTGCGCCCGCCGCAGATCGACTCAGCGTGACAGCAGAGTCGCTTACCATCGCAGGCGCAACCGTCGAGCCACCGATGCCCCGCATCACCACCTGATAGACAGCGGACAGGCTCTGATAAGCCCGCACGTTCCAAGTCGCCACATCGCCCGCTGCAAACCGCAAGGTGACGCTCGCTTGATTGTCAGGCGAAAAACCTGTCTCGACGTTGTCGATCACCGCCTGCCCGCTGGCATCGGT